GCTGCAGCTACATCTGGCTCTTCTATTCGTGGTATGTCAGTCAACCTTCTATATCTTGATGAGTTTGCGTTCGTTGAAAGAGCGGCAGAATTCTATACTTCAACTTATCCAGTAGTATCTGCAGGTAAAGACACAAAGGTAATTATTACTTCTACAGCAAATGGTATTGGTAACACCTATCATAAGATTTGGGAAGGTGCTGTTCAGGGTGTCAACGAATTCAAGTCATTTAGAGTAGATTGGTGGGATGTTCCTGGACGTGATGAAGAGTGGAAAAAACAGACGATCGCAAATACGTCTCAGCTGCAGTTCGATCAAGAATTTGGAAATACTTTTTTTGGAACTGGTGATACTTTGGTTGGAGCCGAAACTTTACTGAATTTTAGAGCTCAAAACCCAATAAGACATATGGAAAGTGGCAGCCTTCTTATCTACAAAGAACCTATTAAGAAGCATGAGTACATCATGACAGTTGATGTAAGTAAGGGAAGAGGACAGGACTATTCTACTTTTAATTTGATCGACATTAGCGTTCGCCCGTTTGAACAGGTTGCTGTATATCGCAATAACACTATCTCGCCTATCCTTTTCCCTAACATTATCTATAAGTATGCAAAATCTTACAACGATGCATACGTAGTAATTGAGTCAAATGATCAAGGTACTGTTGTCTGTAATGGTTTATACCATGACCTAGAATACGAAAACGTACATGTTGAGTCAGCTGTAAAAGCAAATTCTATTGGAATTGAAGTTAATAGAAAGGTTAAAAGACTTGGTTGCTCAGCAATTAAAGATATCTTAGAAAACAATAAACTTTTAATCGTCGACGAAAATACAATCCTTGAAATTTCTACCTTTGAGGCAAAAGGCCAATCATATGAAGCTTCAGATGGAAATCACGATGATTTGATGATGAACTTAGTTATGTTTGGTTATTTTGTATCGACACAGTTTTTCGCTGATATGACTGATATCAATATGAAACAGATGTTGTTCGAACAAAGAATGAAAGAAATAGAAGAAGACGTGGTGCCGTTCGGATTTATTGATGATGGATCTGAATATATTGACACTTTAGAAAGAAAAGATGGAACTTCGAACTGGGCTATTGAATATAGCCAGGATTTCTAATTATTATAAATAATAGTTGAATTGAAAACGCAACCGTATTATGATCTCATATCATTAGTTTTAGAGGAAAAAAGACATGGCACTTTTCACACCTTCAGAATCTCCCGCGGTTGTCGTCAGGGAGATCGATCTGACTGGTGGCGTTCCTAACGTCCAGTCAACAACCGGCGGTGTTGTCGGTAATTTTAGATGGGGACCTGCTCGTAAAGTAGTAGATATTGCAAATGAAACCGAATTAGTAGAAACTTTCGGTGCACCAGATGATGATAATGCAATTGACTTTCTTTCGACTGCTCAATATCTAAGATATTCAAGTAATTTAAAAGTAGTAAGAGAATTAGTAGATTCTGGCGATAACCAAGCGTGGAACGCTGGTGTAATGACATCAGGCGATTCATTTGGTGGTGTTACTATTAATCAACAGCTGATTGCAAATGAAGACGTTTTTGAAGCGACTCAATCTTCAATTGCTGCATTAAGCGATAGTGGCGACGCTGGAAACAAAATTCAATTTATGGCTAGATATCCAGGATCTCTTGGTAATAGCTTAAAGATTTCATATATCGCAGCTGTTGATTCAGCCGATACAACAACTTTCTCTGGTTGGACATATTCTGGTAGCTTTGACGCTCAGCCAGGCACTTCAGTAACTGCGAGATCAAAAGGTTCAAAGGCAGATGAAATGCATTTGGTTGTTGTCGATGAAGACGGACTTTTGACTGGCACAAGAGGCACTGTACTGGAAACATTCCCTAATCTTTCTGTTCTAACTGATGCTAAGAATAGTGAAGGGCAGACAGTATATGCAAAAGAAGTAATTAATCAAAATTCAAACTATGTTTACTTTGTAAACTTTGATTCTGATTTAACTCAGCTAGGTGCTGGTAACGTTACATCGCTCGACACTAACTATAGAAGAGGCGCTGCAACTGGATACACAGCAGACAGAAGCTTTACTAATGGTGCTAATTCAGAAGATCTTGGTGTATCTCAATTCTTAGATGGATTTGATCTTTTTGAAGATAAAGATCAGGTTGAGGTTGATTTTCTAATTGCGCCTGGAATGAACACTGCAGATGACCAAGTAACAGTTGTAAATGATTTGGTTACAACTGCGCAATCAACTCGTAAAGATTGTGTTGTTGCTGCTTCTCCAAATAGAAACGCTATTGTTGGAGTACAGGCAGATGCTGATAAAGTTGAAAACACTATCGAAACAACAAATAGATTTACAAGATCATCGTATCTAGTAGTAGATAATAACTACTTGAAAGTCTATGATAAGTATAATGACAAGTACGTAGAAGTTCCAGCGGCATCAACCATTGCTGGTATTATGGCAGCTACTGACTTTAATAGAGCAGCATGGTTCTCACCAGCTGGATCTAGGCGAGGCCAGATACTAGGTATTACTGCATTGAATTATAGCCCAACAAAGGCTCAAAGAGATACTTTGTACAAAGCGGGTGTTAATCCAATTGCGAATATTCCTGGACAAGGTGCTCTTCTCTTCGGAGACAAGACGTTCTTGGGTAGACCATCTGCATTTGATAGAATCAATGTAAGACGTCTATTCTTGATCTTAGAAAGAGCAATTGGGCGAGCTGCTGAACAAGTACTTTTCGAATTCAATGATGAATTTACAAGAGCTGAATTTGTAAACATCATTGAGCCAGTACTTCGCGAAGTACAAGGTAGAAGAGGTATCACAGACTTCAGAGTAGTTGCAGACGAAACTAATAATACGGCTGAAGTGATCGATCGAAATGAATTTAGAGCTGATATCTTTATCAAGCCTGCTCGTTCGATTAATTATGTGACGCTAAACTTTGTAGCAGTTAGAACAGGTGTCGACTTCGAAGAAGTTGTCGGAACGGTATAAGGAGAAGATAAATGGCTGTTTTAGGAGTCGATGATTTTAAATCAAAGCTAAGAGGTGGTGGCGCTCGCCCTAATCTCTTTAAAGTGACAATTAACTATCCAGCGTATGTAAATGGAGATGCTGAACTTACTTCGTTTTTGTGCGAAGCCGCTCAGCTGCCAGGTTCAACAATGGGTATTGTAACTGTTCCATTTAGAGGACGTCAGTTAAAAGTTGCTGGAGATCGTACTTTCCCAGAGTGGACTGTCACAATCATCAACGATACAGATTTTGCTGTACGCAACTCAATGGAATCGTGGATGAACGGAATGAATGCCCATTCCGCAAATACTGGATTAACTAGTCCAATTGCTTATGAAACAGATCTTTTTGTAGAGCAACTTGATCGCGATGGTAGTTCATTGAAGAAATACACATTCCGCGGATCATTCCCTACAGATCTTTCAGCAATTGACTTAAGTTACGCATCTGTCGACGAAATCGAAAGATTCTCTGTAACTTTTGCGTACCAGTATTTTGAGGCTGAAAACCCACAAACTACGACCTAATAGATAGTAGAAGAAGAGAGACAAATGGTCTCAGCCTGGTCCTTCGGGACCAGGTGTTTCTTATATAAGGACTATAAATGGCAGACGATAAGAGCATAAAATTATTTGGTTTTGAAATTAAGCGATCTAAGTCTAAAGAAGACGAGAAAAAGCTCTCGATCGTACCTGCGCGTGATGATGACGGTGCTGGTTATGTTACAGCAGCCGGAATGCATTATGGCCAGTACTTAAATATCGATGGGGATGACGCTAAAGATAATCATCAACTTATCATGAAGTACAGAGGTGTAGCAATGCACCCCTGAAGTAGATCAAGCGATTGAAGATATTATAACCGAAGCAATTACTGGTACTGACGAAAAAGCATCTCTAGACTTAAATTTAGATAATTTAAAAACCAGTGATGCTATCAAAACAAAAATCAAAGAAGAATTCGATAATATCTATGGCATGCTTAACTTTGGTGAGCTAGGTCATGATATTTTTAGAAGATGGTATGTTGATGGTAGACTTTACCACCATTTAGTAGTAGATGAAAAAAATCTAAAAAATGGTATCTTAGAAATTCGTCCGATTGACGCTTCTAAAATTCGTAAAGTTAAACAAGTTAAAACAAAGATCGATCAAGAAACTGGTGCTAAGCTAATTGACAATGTTGATGAGTACTATGTTTATCAAGAAAAATACACTGCGGCGCCAGTTTCTGGTGCTCAAACGACTGGTGTCAAGCTAACAGAAGACTCTATCAGTTACGTCACTTCTGGATTACTCAGTGAAGACAGAAAAAAAATTGTTTCTCATCTTCACAAAGCTTTAAAACCTATCAATCAATTAAGAATGATGGAAGATTCTCTTGTCATATATCGATTGGCTCGAGCTCCTGAAAGAAGAATCTTCTACATCGATGTAGGTAATATGCCTCGAGGCAAGTCTGAGCAATACATGAAAGATATCATGACTAGATATCGTAATAAACTTGTATACGACGCAAAGACTGGTGAGATTAAAGACGATCGTAAGCATATGTCAATGCTCGAAGATTTCTGGCTTCCTCGTAGAGAAGGAG